GAGCCTGTGTCAATTCCACGGCTCTGCAAGGACGGAAGAATGGACGCAAGCAGACCATTGTTTGCGCCGGTTCCACCGTCTTGGTTAAAAACATAAGTTCGTTCCATAAGTATTTGTATTTTGTATCCCGGTCAAAATCGACCGTTCACAAAAGTATATATATCATATCTCATGAGGAATCAGTTGTTTCCCAACAAATTCTTTATATTATCCCAATATATTCTCATCATTTTCCCATTCTCTATCCTCTCATGGAAATTAGATATCATGTAGTTAACTGCACGTTTGGTTTTGTGGATATGAACGGCTATCTGTGAAGGGTACATACCACTTTCGAAAAGAAGAGATACAAGAAGATACCGGGCATCCACTGTCTCCATCTTCTTATCAGACGATAATATTTAGTCAACAGACACTTCTGTTTCTTTTGAAACAATATTAATTATTTTGGCAAAGATTTCTGACTTGCACATGTTTTTTCTAGTTTTTATTCTTATCTTTGCCATGCCACATAAAAAACTTGATATATACATAAACAAAGCATAAGATACCGTGTTGAAGATATTAAGCCTCCAACGTACGGTGTCTTATGCTTTTTCAAATTTTTATGTGGCAATAATTATTTGAACGTTGGGGGCTTTTTTTTGATTCTAAGCCCCTGAAAGAATTACTTTTATTAAATGAGTTTTTCTATTATATGCCACACTTCTACCTGTGGCGAATAATACTTGATGTTGCTATCTCATCTTGCACCTCCCTTCTTCTTTATCAGCCAAATGACTACGATTAGCAATACTAATATAACACCTATAGATAACTCTCCTAGTTCTAATTTTGTCTTCTGCCACCATGTTAATTCCTTCTCCACAGGATAGGGAATTTCTACCTCTTTCTCCTTCTCTATATAGGTTGTATCGCGAATTGTCCTGTCACGGTAGACTATATGCCACTTGTCAACTAATACTGAATCGCCTTTCTCTTTTACATAGATAGAATCCTTAATGTGAATGGAATCACGTTCATGCACGGTAAGATAAAGACTGTCAGTCCTTATTGTTTCCACCGGGACATACCTTATGCTCCGGCATGATCCAAACAGCAATAGCAATGCTATCGCTACCGCAATCCATATATAGATCCTTAGTTTCATAGCAGGTCCCATCCCTTATAGATATCCTCCATTACGGCAGGAACACCATTCTCAACATAAGATATAGCAGCAGCCAAAGAGCACATCGTATCTTTATCCTCAATGTCCGGAACATATACTGAAGGTACCTGCATATCCTGACATACCCGTCTGATGTAAGCCCCTGTATTGTTCTCTGTCTGTGGGGCCCATCTTGTAATAAAGTCTGCAATACAAACACAGTTGTGTCTCCTTCTGTAATTCTGCAATGTACGGATTAAAGCACGATAACCCCATTTCATTTCTACAAACTGAAAAAACTCCTTGTCTGTCTGTTTTTCTCTCAATCCCTGCCATTTATCCTTTGTTATTCGGATATTACCCGGATTTGCATTTCTAAGACCTCTTGGTAAACTCTTCATTTCTTTCCCTCCTTTTCTTTTAATTTCTCTATTAAATTATTAAAGCGACTGTTAATATAGATGCTGATGCCAAAAACACTACCGGCATACAACAGACATTGAGCAAACAACCACAATACACTGTCGTGTATCTGACCCATAGGTTCCGAGCACACAAAGCCGGCCACAGCCAAGGACGCTCCCAGTACAAGCATCCCCACGGCAGTTGAATACTGAATGTTTTCTTTTGTCTCCTTTCTCATTATACAAAAATTATAGTTCAATCCTTTTTTAATCCTTTAATTACACGTTTTGGATTACCCGATTTTCAAGCTAACCTTTATTTTGTTATACAAAACAAAAAAGAGCCTGCTACGGAAACTAATCCGCAACAAGCTCTTGGCTTTATCAAATATGTAGTATGTCCTTTCGTCATAATTAATGTGGCGTGCATCTTCACACGCTTCCACAAAGATAAATATTGCTTCTTTCTTTCGCAAATAAGAATACAAAAAAAAGAACGACCGCCAGCAAAAAGCACAGCAGCCGTTCAATCCACGCCCTACTCTCTATCCCATTTTCCCAAGAAGACAATAGCGAAGATATCAAACAGGTTGTATCCACATGGGAAAAAGGTTAATAAAATATATGTTGTATAATCTGTTATTTTAATTTAGATTAAACAAAAATAATATTTAAATTGTTTGTTAATGAATAAATTAATTTGTTCCTTTGTAGCAGGCAATAGCCTTCATGGTGTGAAGTTACACCATACCCACTTTTAGAACGTGATCACTGTGGAGGCAATTGCTGTATTATAACGGCGGTTGCCTTTATTGTTGAACAATGAAACAATGGTTTAAGATACCTTCTTTAAAGAAGTCGAATAAGGATATGTATAGTGATGCTACTTATCATGGTAAAGATGATGGTGGTAATTTTATTTATGTTCCTAAATGGGTGGAAAATCTGTTTTATGGCAATAGAGGGAATATAGATTTTGACATGTCGACCGTTGAAGGGAAATCAAGAGCCTTACATGAATGTTGGCCGTTTGCAATGGTTCTAGATCATTGCGGAAGAATGATGCAGAATGGGCGGTATTATGTGACGGATATTAACGGAAACGAGAAGAGGAGTTTCAAAGACATTGTGACTCTTCTGAATCGTCCGAATGTGATACAGAGTGGGCGTTCTTTCATAAAGCAGGTTGAGATATCTTTGAAGTGTTTCGGTTTTTGCCCTATTTATACATTAAGAGCTTTAAAATCCGACCTTCCTAAATCCATGATGGTAATACCTCCCGAATTATTCTACATGGAGTCTCTTGGTAAGAGCCCATTTACTCAAACAGAACTTTCTTCAATTTCTAAAAGGGTATATATACGTTGGGGAAATGAGAATATAGAACTTGGTGATGAGGAGTATTTTGTCATATACGATTCGATAATGGATATTCCAAGTAATAATGGAGGGAGAATTACCTTCCACTCCCCTGTGGACGCATTATCTACTCATACTCGAAACTATATGGCTCAACTGATAGGGAGAGGAAACCTTATTGTTAATGGAGGACCTAAAGGGATACTATACGGAAATGATACGACTGACGTAGGGAATGCAGCTATTACTCCGTCTGAATCCAAGAAATTGCAGGATGATTTCAAAAGGAAATATGGTATAGTGCATAAGTTGTATGAAATCATGGTGACTCCTAAGAAACTAGGGTGGATTACATTAGGGTCAAATACAGACCAATTGAAGCTTCATGAGGAGGATAAGGCGTGTTTGGAAGCGATAGCTCAGACGATAGGCTTTGACCCCAATCTGATTATACAAGGAAGTACTTATGATAACTCTTCTCAAGCAAAGAAAGCGGCATATCAGGACCTTATTATACCTGACAGTGAATCTATAACAGAGGCTCTGACTAATGCTATATGTAAGGACAGGGCAATAATCAAAATGGACTTCACTCATGTCCCTTGCCTTCAAAAGGATATGAAAGAATTGGCGGATGCCTTGTCTACAGCCTCTAATGCTGTAGCTTCATTGTATAACAATCGGCTGATTACTTTTGAAGAGGCAAGAACCGAAATGTCCAATTTTACAGATATTGATCCTGATAATCCTAAGGGAGAATTTAAAAGTGAAATAAATAATGATGGAGACAAGCAAATACAAAAACAGGCTGGGGAAGCAGTATAAATCCTTAGCTTTTTATGCAAAGGAGATACAATATGATTCTGGCAGCAGAACTATCAGTGGCTATGCTGCGGTTTTCAATAACATTGATAAGTCCGGTGACATGCTCCTGAAAGGTTGTTTTTCAAAAAGCATACAGGAGAGAGGCCCGGGAAGTTCTGCTAATGATAAGATTATCATGTTGTGGATGCATGACATGCATGAGCCTATAGGACGCATTACGCTTCTGCAAGAAGATGAGAAAGGGCTTTACTTTGAAGCGTCTATTGATGATGTGGAAAGAGGAAATCAAGCGTTGAAGCAGCTTGAAAGTGGCACTTTGAACCAGTTCTCTATAGGTTATAGTTATGTATGGGAAAAATGTGAATATGACAGGGAACGTGATTGCTTGGTTGTAAAGGAAGTCATTCTGTATGAGATATCCGTAGTGTCCATAGGATGTAACGGAGAAACTGAATATCTTGGTCTGAAATCGGCAGAAGAATATGAAAGTGCGTTGGAGTCACTTCCGGTTGAAATAAGTGATGTATGTAAAGGACTTCCGATAAGAAAGAGGGAGGAAATCCAAATGTTAGTAAGAAAAGCGATGTCACTCGCTCGATACAAGCCGGCAGACAAGCCACTTGATGAAGAGGGAGCCGATGAAAAAATAAAACTATTTACAAAACCTTTAAAACTTAAAGAAGCATGAAATTTGACTTTTTAAGCAAAATTGATTTGTCGGTAATGGATGAGGTTTCCGTGAAGTCATTACAGGCGTTGCAGGACGCAATAAACGCTACTGTAGGCGATTTCATGGACGATACTATCGACAAAAAAACTTTTGAGGATAAATTAAATGAGGTTTCTCAAAAGATAGATTCCGAAAAGGAATTGGAAACAGTGCGTAAGGAACTTGGTGAAATGAAAGAGATAATCGTTCGCATGAAAGGTGCAATGCATAAGAATGAAGACGGGCAAATGGTGTTCAAGTCTGTAGACCAGCAGATTGAAGAGCAACTGAAGGATTTCATCACAGTAGGCAAGCATGGAGAGAAAACTGTGGACTTGAAAACGGCTTGTAAGCAGTCCCCCGGTTTTAAGAAAAGCCTTACGCTTGTTATAAACAAGAAGGAGGTTGAGCCCTTGAAGAGTACGGGTGTGGCACCACATTATAACATGACAATTGATAGTCAGTTATCTGTTGATCCACGTTCCCAGACTGTAATCCGTAAATTTGCCAATGTGGCAGCAATATCTACACGATCATTGACTTATGCGGAGTTCAATCCAGGTGAAGAAGAAGCTGAATGGGTTCCAGAAGGCGGTCTTAAGCCTATGATGAGCGGTACATTGGCAGAAGTTACTATCAATGCTGGCAAAGTGGCTCTTGGCGCAAAAGTAACTGAAGAAACATTATCTGATTTGCCTCAGTTGGTTGCGGAGGTTAGGGCTGAGATTATCAATCGTATTGGTTTGAAAGAAGAAGAAGGTATTCTGTCTGGTACTGGTTCCGGCGGTCGGATTAAAGGGATTGGGAGTGATATACCTACATTCTCTTTGACAGCTCTGAAAGTAGATAAGCCCAACACTTATGATGTTATTGTTGGTATGTATACACAGATTGTGTCAATGTCCAATATGGCTTATCGTCCAAATCTTGTGCTTATGCATCCTCTTGACTATGCGCAGATGCAGTTGACTAAGGATGTTAATGGGCAATATCTTCGTCCTTTCCGTATTGGCGATGAACTGATTCAAGGTCTGAGAGTGGAAACCAGCACAGCAATCAAGCAAGGTGATATTTGGGTTGGCGATTTTAACTATCTTAACATCCGTGATGTATGGGTTCTTACCATTACACTTGGATGGGAAAATGATGATTTCACTAAAAATATGGTGACTATCCTTGGTGAAAAACGTCTTATGGCGTATATTAAAAAGCAATATAAAACTGCATTTGTCAAGGATCAGATTGCGACCGTTATTGAAGCTATAACCCCTGCCGGTATTGGCGGATAAATTTATTAAACATTATGAAAGTAAATTTGACTAAAACTTATGAGGTTGAGTTCGCAAAGGACGGGGCCGTTTATAAAAAAGGTGATAAAGTAAGTGTTAATATGTTACTTGCAGGTAAGTTCTTCCAAGATGGACGTGTTGCCACTGTTCCTTCGGAATTGATGGAGGACGCTAAGAAAATCGGTGCTGAAGATTTGTTCAATAAAAAGAAGAACCTCAAAGATATTGTGTAATGTTGGTGGATTATACTTTTTTCCAAGGTGGTATTCTTGATATCGAAGGTGCAGTATTGAATATACATACTCCTTCTGAGACTAATAAGGCAATTGTTGACAGCCTTCAAGGCTTTGTAATGCAATATGAGCCGGAATATTTAGAGAAGCTCCTAGGGGAAAAGTTGTATAAGGAATTCTCATCCTATATTTCCAACGATGGAAAAACGAAGGAAAAAAGATGGGATGATCTTATAGCGCATCTTGTCATGAAATATAGTGATGGCGATAGGGAGATTTCCAAATCCCCCATCGCCAACTATATATACTTCCATTACTTGAGACATAATCACACTCAGGCGACTATTACAGGAGTGAAGGCTGATGGAGATGATGGTCGTCTTGTAAGTCCCGAAAGGAAAATGATGTTTGCATGGAACGACATGGTAAGAATGAATATCAGACTTGTGAGATGGCTTCAAGCCAATAATGCGGACTATCCGGATATCGCCACCGATTTCGAATTGATGGAAACAATTAATTCCTTTGGGTTATGATAATTGATATAATATCAGATGTATGTGCTTCCTTGTCAAAAAGAATGGATAAACAGATAAATTACATATATGGTGACAGTTCTTATATAAGGGAAACACTTCTTCTTCTTGGGAAAAGCAGGGTGACAGCATCGGGAAAATTCCCAATGATAGGGCTGTATGTTCCCTTAGACGAGGAAAGGGATAGTGAGAATTATTTTTGTAAGGCATCTGTAAACATAATAATCGCTACCAATACACTGGAAAAGTATACAAATGAACAACGTCGTGAGATATCTTTTGAAGGTATTCTTCGACCTTTGTATTACGGATTCATAGAAGAGTTAAAAAAAAGTGATAAATTTGATTTCGGTTACTCCGGTATTGTAAGCCATACATATTCAGAAAATTATAGTTTTGGAAGACGTGGTGCTGTTGATGTTGACGGTAAGGAAGTTGGCGAAAAGATAGATGCTATTGAAATAAAGAATTTGGATTTAACAGTTAAAAATCAGAATTGTTATGCGAACAGATATTAGAGAGTGCGGCCGCACGTCCGGATTTAATACTGGAATGAGTTACTGCCCCCTGCAACCGGACAAGGTCGCAGGTGTTATATTGGTCATTCATGGCAAAAAACTGCCCAAGGAATTGACTGCTGGTGCTTTGGAGAAAGCCTGTCATGCTGATTATCCGGACAGAATTTATCCTATTACAGGATTTTCGGAATACGCGGTAAGCGGCGGTGAACCCAATACAACAGAAAATGGTTATGCCGGGTCGGAAATAACGGGCTATTCGGCAAGGACGGATACATTCACGTTGCGTAAGTTTAATCTAGCTTTACAAGCTAATCTTGTAGCCAACAAGGATACATTGTTTGATATGTATGTTTTTGACAAGAATAATGTTATCTACGGAGAGGATGACGGAACAGACGAGCTTGCAGGATTCGATTTGTCAGGGGTTTACCCTACAGGGCAGACTTATGACTCAAGCGGACAAAAGGCTTATCTTGCGTTTAATGCAATGTATTCCGATGCGGAGAAGATGATGAAAAACATGTCTGTAAAGCAAGCGGGTGTCAATTTGGAAAATGTTCTCAAGGGATTGAATTACGTTGAATTTGTCAAAATGGCATCTCCTGAGAATACATATAAACTCGTGGATCACTATGACCGCACAGACCTTACTGCATATTATGGCACTGTATTGTCTAATAATGCTTCAATAGTCGTTTCTGGTGCGTCAGCACTGAAATACAGTAACGGTGCGCTTACAGCGACAGGAAGTGCACCGGTGCTTAAATCTCCTTCTATTTTACAGGCTAATGGGGTCATTGGAATTGAACAATGGGTACAATGAGAATTAATGGAGTCACATTTATAGAGTCCGAGGTGGTCAAACTTTCATTGGATGAGTTTGTCGCTCAGAATATAGATGTATTCTGGAAGGACATTTCTAGAGAAAGGCGGAAATCAAGGCTGGTTTCCGTATATAATAGAATTATCAATAACAGTAATTTAGGAGGCGGGGGAGATTGATCCCCCGTTTTGCTATGACATTGGAGGAATACGCGAGATGTTGGAAGAAATTGGCTGATGGCATTCAGCCAATGATAAGGGATAAGATGGAAAGGGATGTTCCTCAGTTTGAGGAATATATACGAGAACAGCTATATAGTGGTGTTGATGGCGATGAAAGTCCTTTAATTCCCGGATATACAGAGGACCCATACTTTAAAAAAGCTTATGGAGAGCATTGGAGGAAAAATGCCGAACGCTATAAGAATTGGAAGACAAAGATACAGAAACCAAAGCCTTCATATTTGGGTTTTTCTGCAAGAGGAAATAATACTCCAAACCTTATCATACGTGGAGATTTTTATAGTTCCATCACGGCAATACCAATATCAAATGGTATAAGGATTGCCAGCTATGGCGTTTCTTTTGGTTCTGATATTGAGAAGAAATATGGCTATAAAATTTTCAAGGTAAGCTCCAAAGCAAGGAGGCATTATGTTACGTACAGGCTTATGCCCTCTATTGATAAATTTATAAGGAGGTGCGAATTATGAAAAACTGCTTGTGTCAAGGAAATAAATCAATGAGGGAGATGGAACATATGCGTTCAATCGCAGAGAAGGCTGCTGTTATGGATGAATGTGTTTATATATTATACAAGGTTGGAGATGTGTATAAGTTCTGTCGTGAAGGTGAAAACTGGTCGGGTGAGTTTGTAGAATTCATATTTCCGTAAAATGGTGATTTTTATCATTCTATTATTTTGGCGTTTCCCGTATTATTTATTAATTTAGCAACAGCGATAGATAGAGGTTTCGCATAGAAAGATATTATATATTCATTAAGAGTAATGGATATGATGCGGTGGCCGACTCCTCTATATCGGTTGCCGCATTTTTTATATCCCGTATTAAGATGTACGGAACATCTTGTGAACGAAAAGACATGAAAACGAATCAAATCATGATTCGCCCAATGGGTGAATTTACAGTTAGTCAGAGAACAAAAGATGGCTATTTTGACGGTGGGGACTTGTTACGTCAATGGAATTCAGTAAAAGGAAATGAACAAAGAAAAATGGATGAGTTTCTTTTGGCTAAAAGAACTGGAGATTTTATAGAAGCGCTCATAGCTGAAGAACGTGAAAATGGTTTAGGGGAAAATTCCCCTAAAATTGATAATCAGGTAGTTAAGAAGAGTAAGGTTAAAGAGAAGGGTAAAGCTGGCAGACCTAAAGAAGAAGTATGGATGCATCCTTTCTTATTTACCAAATTTGCCATGTGGATTAATCCTCGCTTTGAAGTAAAGGTAATACGCTTCGTATATGATGAGATGATTCAATACCGTAATTTAGCTGGAGATGCTTATCCTGCTATGTGTCGTGCCGTTTGTTCAATACTCCCTGGGGATATATTCCAGAAAAAGATTAAGGACTTAGCCAAGTCTCTAAACATCATAGTTTATGGCAAACATGAATCAGAAATGCGTAATAAGATTGGCGATGAAGATAAAATCCGCGAATTATATGAGTTAGAATTACAGATAGCTCAATGGATAGATTTAGGCTTTATCAAAGACTATAACAGCCTTAAATCTACATTGACTAAATTGTATTACCGGAAATATCCCAATGTTCTCCCAATGTAAATATTGATTTTTCCTCAAATGTCTTGTGCGAAAAGATATTTATTTTTTAATTGAAAAACAAAACTATCATTTATGTTGTAATTTAGATTTTGTCTAAATTATAGTGTAAAAATACCATATCATTAATTACTGTGCGTTACTCTGTATTACTGTTCGTTACGATATGTTTTAGATCGTTTTGTGCTGATTTATAATGTGTTGTATAATGTAAAAACATCATTTACCTTTGTACCCGTTGCAAGTCGAGCGGCAACAGACACATGATTAAACAATCGCTCAAACGTGAGCCTTCTTTATATTTGGAAATCCGTTGCCGCTCGACTTTAGCAACGGATTTTTTCTTTCCTATTAGTTAGATAAAATCCATACAATCGGTTCTATCAGTGCCCACCGTGCGGAACTTTGGATTAAACCAATGACAGCCGTGAGATAAAAAGGCTCTTCTGTTGATTATAACTCTTGTAATGTCCTGCTCCGTTCCACGTACCAACGACAGGCGACTCACAAAGATTTTACCACTTTGACAAGAGACCGAGATACAAGTTAAGAGATAAGACTCTTAGGTAGGTGAGGGCGGAACTGTATAATCAGCACAAACATTCAGTTATATTATGTAGTCTGAATGTTAACCCAGTCTCCTAATTAAATATTAGGTAGGTGAGGGATAGGGTACGGTATAAACTATAACGAATAACAAGAGCAAACTTTAAAATTATTATATGGATAATTCGATTAAAATATTTAAGAATGATGTATTTGGCGAAGTACGAGTAGCTGGAACAAGCGAAGAACCGCTTTTCTGCTTAGCTGATGTTTGCAATGCAGTTGAGTTGAGTAATCCTTCATCAGTAAAAACAAGATTAAACGATGAAGATTTGCAACTGCTTGATTTACACGCCCTAAATCCTGATTTATACGTGAATGGGAATTCATTTGCTACGTTTATAACAGAATCAGCCTTCTATGACGTTCTTCTTTTTAGTTCTAGCAAGAAAGTAAAACCCTATAGAAGATGGGTTACACATGAAATATTGCCCTCCATTCGTAAGTACGGTGCGTATATGACGTCCGATACTATAGAAAAGGCTCTTACATCTCCCGACTTTCTGATTCAACTTGCTACTACTCTGAAAGAAGAAAAACAGAAACGGATTGAAGCAGAAAAGAAGGTGGAAGAACAAGCCCCAAAAGTTCTGTTTGCTGATGCTGTAATAGGAAGTCGTTCTTCATGTCTTATAGGTGAACTGGCTAAGATAATATCTCAAAATGGATTCCATGTTGGGCAGAACAGACTGTTTGAGTGGCTTCGCAATAATCATTATTTAGGGAGTGTTGGTGAACGTAGAAATATACCTAATCAGCAATATGTTGAACAAGGTCTGTTTGAATTGAAGAAAGGCACACGATCCGGCAATGATGGAGTGTTGCGTACTACTATAACAACCAAAGTTACCGGGAAAGGCCAAGCCTACTTCATAAACGGTTTCCTGACTGGTAAGTTCATCATTTAACCAATTGTATCACTAAATCAAAGAACGAATTATGAAAAATCCATTTAAATCAGCAAGTCACATTGAACAAGAACCGAAACAGAACTTGTCAGACCTTCAATTTGTCGCTTCTCTGCAACATAAGATTGACATTCTTGAATCTTTTATCAAACATTCCCTTTTCAATATATACGTCAATAAGTTCCATTGCGAACATTTTGAGGTTGATATTGACAAACAAATAGAGAACGATTATGCAAGTGTGGACGAATTTATAAGATATATCCACGAAAAGCATCCTGAAATACTTGACGAGTTCAGAGGACACTATTGATATCAAAGTTTGGATATCGCAGAGGTGATAATCTCAATAACATATTTTATCACCTCAATTACGTTTTTCTTCTTTTTCTGTTTAAACTTTTCAAGTAGCAATTCGTATTTATTCTCATCAACATATATGATTCTATCTCTTATCCCATCACACATACTCCGCTGGAACGGATGAAAGCAAGTACAGCATCCGTTTCTTTTCCGCATATCCTCTCTGTTTCCTCACGGCTTAATCATTATTGGCTTTAGCCGCATTTAAAACATTTATGACTTTATTTTTATTCATATTTTTAATTTACTCATTATGGGAAAAAGAAAAATCACTAAACGCCATATCGAATCAGAAGAATTAAGAAAAGGTTTTGAAATACTAGAAGAAACTAAATTTAATCTTCTTCATGAAATGTATTCTATCAATTAACCTTGATTGTTGTACTTCTGACAATAGAAATAGTAATTCATTATTTACTCTTAATTATACTTCTTTTCCAATAATGTAATCAACCTGTTTATTTGTTCTTGAAACATTTCTATATTCTTTTGGTTTTGATTAATCATATTCACAATAATTTCCATACCGTTTTTGTCGAATGGGCATTCTAAATATATATCCTTACCGTTTACGTTAACCCCATGTACACTTGAGTTTTTGATATCTCCAATGGATTGATTGTTTTTTAGCATTTCTCCTTTTCCTTCCATAAGCCAGTCGTTATTAAACATATTATCAAAAGCATTATTAAATTTAAGAATAAAAGTATTGGTTAGGTAACTTTTATTACCACTAAACGCTTTAGATACACTTTCTTTTCTAATCCCCATTCTATCTGCAACATTTTGTTGAGATGATATAATACCTACATCTTTTAGATGGTTGTAAGCTGAAATAATACGTTCTCTTGTTTCCATAATGTTAATTATACGTTAAATATCTACTGTATTGTTGCTGTATTACCAACAATATCTATCTTTGCAATGCTGTTAATAAACAACGATATCAACAAAGTTGCTAAATGGCAGCGTTCGCAAACATAAAGAAAAATAAAATAACAAACAAATATAATGGAAAATATTAATACGATAGTTATCAAAAAAATATCACCTGCCGAAACATTAAAAAGTATAGCAGTCGGAGAAACAAGGCTTATTAAAAGTAAAGCTATAAAAGAAAATGTTGTACGTGCTACTATGTCAAGACTGAATAAGATTGGTTATAATTTTATATCTAAAAGTGGTGTTGACGGTACCATTGTAACAAGAATCAGATAATAAATTTATTAAGAGGAAGTAAAATGAAAAAGGTAAACCTTAATTCCGCAACACTATAATTTAACTTTATTTATAAGTTCCTGAGCAACAAAAAGTTGCCCAGGATTTTGCCATGTCAGAATTTTCACTTATCTTAGTGTTGCAAAAAGAAAACAAGCAAAACTCTAATATGACATGGCAAAAATACAAATTAAATCTGAGAAACTCACACCTTTTGGAGGAATTTTTTCAATCATGGAGAAATTTGACTCCATGCTTTCACCCGTTATCGACTCAACACTGGGTCAGAGATGCAGCAGTATCTTCGGATATCAGTTCAGCGAGATAGTCCGTTCGCTGATGAGCGTTTATTTCTGTGGCGGCTCATGCGTGGAAGATGTAACGTCACAACTGATGCGCCATCTCTCGTATCATCCTACCCTTCGTACATGCAGCTCTGATACCATCCTCAGAGCCATCAAGGAACTGACACAGGAAAACATCTCCTATACTTCCGACCAAGGCAAGACCTATGATTTCAATACTGCAGACAAACTCAACACATTGCTTATAAACGCTTTGGTTTCTACAGGCGAGTTGAAGGAAATTGAGGAATACGATGTTGACTTTGACCATCAGTTCCTTGAAACGGAGAAGTATGATGCAAAACCGACCTACAAAAAGTTCCTCGGCTACAGGCCTGGCGTATATGTTATCGGTGACAAGATAGTCTATATCGAGAACAGCGATGGTAACACAAATGTGCGCTTTTATCAGGCTGAGACCCACAAGAGATTCTTTGCCCTACTGGAAGCCAACAGCATCCGTGTGAATCGCTTCAGAGCCGACTGTGGTTCGTGCTCGAAGGAAATTGTCAGTGAGATAGAGAAGCATTGCACGCACTTCTACATCCGCGCCAACAGATGCAGTTCGCTCTACGATGACTTGTTTTCACTGAGGGGATGGAAGACGGAGGAAATCAACGGCATCCAGTTTGAACTCAATTCCATTCTTGTTGAGAAATGGGAAGGCAAGTGCTATCGTCTTGTCATTCAGAGACAAAAGCGCATGGATGGAGAGCTTGACTTGTGGGAAGGTGAATACACCTACAGATCCATTCTTACCAACGATTATGACTCATCAACAAGAGACATCGTCGAATTTTACAACAAGCGTGGGGGCAAAGAGCGTATATTCGATGATATGAACAACGGATTCGGCTGGAACAGGCTCCCCAAGTCGTTCATGTCAGAGAACACTGTATTCCTTCTGCTTACGGCATTGATACACAATTTCTATAAGACCATCATTAGCAAGCTTGACACCAAGGCTTTCGGGCTCAAGGAAACGAGTCGCATAAAGGCTTTTGTCTTCAGCTTCATCTCCGTACCTGCCAAGTGGATCATGACAGCAAGGCAATACGTGCTGAATATCTATACTGAAAACCGGGCTTATGCAAGACCTTTCAAAACTGGATTCGGATAAAGTCCGTTCCTTATGGTTTTAATCTGCGTATTGCCTCAAGTCGCATTGTGGGGTAAGGGGAAGGTATGCACAAATCGGACAAAATTCACGCTCATACTATCATGATGCATAGTGTTCAAGCTCTTTACTGCAATTGAGATTGCCATTGAGATTGCTTGCGGATTTTAGGATAAAT